TTCACGAATTCCGTGGATTTCAAGTTCAACAACGTAACGTGTCTCGGTCTTTCCGTCACGAGTAACCTTTTCGGTTCGTTCCATGACTTTTTTGTACTTAATTCTGGCGTAGCCGCTTTCAGGCAGCTCTTTGAGGCCATTCTTACCGCTGAAATACAGCGTCGGATAATGAACACCTTCGGATTTAATCTCGATCGGCATTGGCTGCTCGCCCCACTTCTCGCCAAGGTCGATGTACTCTGCTGTGTTTTTTGGTTTAGTTTTCACGATGTAAAATAAATTCCTCCGTTGCCTGTAAATCTGTGAAGAGTAAACCCATTTTGGGATGTGGTAGTTACAGATCCCGTTACTGAAGCTCTAACGGAGCCATAATACCAAATATTAACAACTCCATTTGCGCCCTTTCCTACCACTGAATTATATGGAGATCCACCACCTCCACTGCCAGTGTCAATAGCTCCATCAGATCCTAAAACAGGAGTATACGGAGAAGAACTTGAAACATATCCACCATCTCCTCCAATACCAGATCCTCCAATTCCCCTTCGACTTATTGCTCCTTGGGTTCCACCTCCTCCTCCAGCGGCTAATGTGACATTATTTCCAGCAATTGTGACAGCCAGCCCAACTCCTCCAGCTCCAGCTATATAAGGAGAAACAACTCCGTTTGCTGCGCCCCCAACTCCGCCAGCTCCACCACCGCCTCCCGATCCACTTGCATATGGGTTTCCTTGTCCTCCAATAAAAGAGCCAATCGTGCTTGAACCTCCGGCTCCATAATAACTAATTGGGTACGGACTTCCGCTTCCATACGTAAAAGATCCACCTCCACCTTGCGCTCCAGAACCACCGTTTATGCTTGCGCCTATTTTTCCACCATTTCCTCCAGTTGCTGCTGTTATAGAAAACGCAGACGTTGCTGCTCTAGTTCCAGAATATCCATTCGGACAAACCACAATAGGATAATTTGTGTTTATTAAAGGGGTAAAACTTCCGTTTATTACCTGCCCAGCACCGCCGCCACCACCAGAAATATTTCCAAAACTTTCAGTTGGTCCTACACCGCCATTTCCACCGCCACCAACAAGCGAGTAGAAAATTTGTCCGGCATTTCCACCTCCGCTTGTGTTTTTTAATGTAAAAATATTTTTTGCAGCAAACATATTAATACGTAAAATTTTGCAAAAACGATCCGTACCAGTTAACACCATCTGAAACAAAAGACAAAATATCCAACACTAAAGGTTGGGCTGTTATTGTTGGGGCACTTGCTGAAGCCCATTTTACGTTAGTAAATGTGGCACTTCCAACTCCGCCTGATGGCTGCTTAAGATACAAGGAAAACGATTTCCCAGCAGCAGGAGTAGGCATTGTAAATGTAGTTGCCAACCCTAATGAAAGCGTGGCAGTCAAAACAGTGCCAGCCGTAATCGCTAATGTTGCCGTTGATCCAACTGGAGAACCTACATTTACAGTGCCTTCTGTGTAACCATTGATGGTAGGCGTTGCAAGTGCTGGAGATGTCGAAAATACGATTGTGCCTGTTCCAGTCTCGTCAGTAACAGTTGCAAGCAGATTTGCGCTTGTGGGAGTTTGAAGAAACGTCGAAACATTAGCTCCAAGCGATCCAACTTGAGTTACATTAATTCCAGTAATCTGAGCAGATGTTAGTCCTGTTCCGACCTGTGCAGCCGATAACCCAACAATCTGTGCTGAAGTAATGCCAGTTCCAACCTGTGTTGCTGACAGTCCATTGATTTGAGCAGATGTTAATCCTGCGCCAATTTGAGCAGCGGATAGGCTCGTAATCTGTGCAGACGTTAATCCGGCTAGAACCTGACTTGCTCCAATCGAGATGATTTGACTGGTGGCTCCGGTAACAATGCCATTCGCATTAATTGCAAGCACTGGAATTGCGTTAGCAGAGCCATATGTGGCAGCAGCAACTCCGCTTGCTTGTAGATTGACGCCAACTTGTCCAGATGAAGTTACTGGGCTGTTTGTGACCGCCAAAGTTGTGGATGCAACGCCAATAGACGTGACTGTACCACCTCCACCAACAATAGAAATACTCGAAACGCCAGTAATTCTGCCAGTTGTGTCTACTGTAACTTGAGGAACCGAAGAGGTATTTCCGTAGGTTCCAGCAACAGCTCCAGATGGAGGCAATGCAGACGCAGATATCCCAGAAATTTGAGCTGACGTTAACCCTGGAAGTACTTGACTTGCTCCAATTGAAATCAATTGGTTTGTAGCACCAGTAATAATTCCGTTTGCGTTAATGGCAAGTGTTGGATGTGTATTAGCCGAGCCATACGTTCCAGCAGTTGCTCCACTTGCCGGAAGATTTACTCCGACCTGCCCAGATGAAGTTACTGGACTATTCGTAATTGCCAATGTCGTCGAAGCAACGCCAATGGACGTTACAGTGCCGCCACCTCCGGCAATTGAGATGTTTGAAACTCCAGTAACTCGACCAGTTGCATCAACTGTGACTTGAGGAACCGAAGAAGTACCTCCGTAGGTTCCAGCCGACACTCCAGATAGAGGAAGAGCGGACGCCGGAATACCAGCAATCTGCGCTGATGTTAATCCTACACCCACTTGGGAAGCAGATATGCCAGTAATTTGAGCAGAAGTTAATCCAGGTCTTACTTGAGCCGCAGATAGGCCCGTAATCTGCGCGGATGTAATACCAGAACCAACTTGAGATGCAGATATTCCGCTAATCTGATTTGATGTGATCGCAACTGGCTGTGTAGTCACTACAGTTATACGGCCTTTTGAATCAACAGTTATTACTGGCCATTGAGTAGCACTTCCAAACGTGCCAGCAGTCACTCCAGTTGTCGAAAGCGCAAGAATTGACGCACCCGATATCGATACATCCGATCCTGAAGACGCCAATTTAAATCCACCAATCACAGACGTAGTTGCTTGTGGAATTATAGAATTTGCCCAAGCAAACGCACTTCCTCCAGCAGACTGCAATATCTGACCAGCAGTTCCAGATGGAATAATAGCTGGATTTGCGCTTTGAAATACGCGCAAAAAATAACACATCAGACCCTCGCCTGCATTCCTTGTGTAGCCCCATATCGAGGCATTGGAATTAGGATCGCATGGAATAGTCCAGTTAACCCTGCCACTGACGACAGTCTTTGTTATAAGGCCGTACAGCGCATAAGTCAGGTTGTCGATGAGTGAAGGAACCGACTCAGCCGAAACGCTAGGGTAAGGCGTATCGGCGTTGCAAAGGTGGCAATTTTCCGTGTCCATAATTAAGCAATTGCTGATTCAAAAAAGTTCGCTTCGGCGTCCCTTCGGTTTCTGAGTCCTTTCGAGTCCGGCCAGAGTCGTTTCTGCTCGCGAAGCAGGCCGACAATAGCAGACAAGTCATTTTCTTTCAATGCAGCTTGAATGCTGGCCATCTCTTTTCTTCGTTCGCCAGTTATCGAGCTGCCTCGATTGAAAACAAGCGACAACAGCGCACAAGCGGCGTCTGGATCGATCGTAGCGGCCTCTGGGTAGATCTTAACCATCTGCGAGTAGAACCTAGGTACAGTGGACTTGTTGAAAACGGCCACAGCGGCGCTCCAAGGCACCTCAATGTGGGAAACGCTAGGAATCAGTACATTTGCCGCAGTGCCCTTAATTCCACAGACCTCCTTAAGATCCTCGATGCTGTCGCCGTCGAGGTGACCATCCCAATCCTCGCAAAGTTGGCTCACCGTATTGTAGCCAAGGTCGTATCCGGCACCGATGGTTACGCCGGACGACGCGCCAGGCCACGACGGGCGCTTCAGCTTCTTGTTGTAGTACGCCTCCCCACCAGTTTCGGCGTCGATGATAAACTTGAGACCTTTTTCTGAGACGTTCATTTGCGGAGCATTTTTGCAATTTTGATTACCGTGTACACACACACAGCCAGCGCAGAACAGATTCTGACGATCTGCTCGGCCTGAGAAAGCGAGATCGCGAACCCAACGAAGTTTACTCCGACAACGCTTGCGATGTCTTTAATGTCGTCAAACACGTTTTGGCTTTCCATTTGAAGGTTTCTTTGATGGCACTACAGCCTTTGTGGCTGCTTGGCGCTTGGGTTTCTTGTTTGCTCCGTAAAAAAACGAAATCCACAAAAAATTCATGGCTACACCTACGTTAAGGAAGCACTCCGTAACCGGAGGAACCTCATGCACCAGAATATTGGCAACACTTCCGCACACCGTAACGCATGTCGCCAGCTTGCACAGCACAGCAGCATACGGACGTTTGTAAATGTCCGAATTTTCATGCCCAAAAACCTTGAGCAACAAGTGAGTAGCCGACGCCGCAAGAATCGTATTAACGACGACGTTTAATATTACGAGTAGTTGGTTGCTCATTTTGTTGAGGCATTATCTTCTGGCTTAAAGTCTCCACAGCTCGGAGTCCGCAGAATCCGAGTAGGAATGCTGCCGCATACCCAAAACTTGGCTCTGTATTGTCAATGTGACCTATTTTTAGAAGCAGTGGAGTTACGTAGTTGGCCGAAGCGGCTCCCCCAACCAAGCTGGCGATAGTTCTTGGAATGTTCTCACCTGAACGCTTTGTAGAGGTAAGCACACTTCCGAAGAGGCCAGCAATGGCAAGAGAAACGTCAATCCCAAGTTCCTTTAGGTTCATCTGTGGTCGCTTTGTTTCTTTGCAGCAATCGCATTCAGATAGTCCAGCTCCAGCTTTTGAAAACGAGCTTCGGAGTGCCATTTTTCGTCGTTTTGAGCGGTGTATTGTTGACCTTTTTTAAGGTCAAGAATTCCGTTCGGCGGATACAAGTACCGCGCTGGAACGGGCGAATCTTTCGCGCAAGCGGTCAGCAACAGCATCATTGCCATCAGCCCGAGCTTTAAGGATTTGGTTTTCGATGTCATCGCAGTAATGAGCAATGTCACGCTCCAGTTCCCAAGAAGCGCGTCTGGCTTTAATCTCAAGCCAAGATTTAAGGATTTGCAGGAGTGTCAGAACCATTTTCCTTCTTTTCCTTTCGGAAGAAGTTCACGAGTCCGATGGCACTGAGCCCAACGGACAAAATCGCTTCCTGAAGCTCTGGATGCAGCTTAAGACCAACCGCTGTAAGTAGCGCAAAAATCCCTCTCCAGCTCGATGGTTCGTTCAGTCGTTCAATTAGGTACTTCATATTATTTCTTTTTTGCTGTTTTTGCCGACTGCTTGAATGCTTTTGCTGTCGGAGCGCCAGCCGATCCAGCTTTGCGCATTTTCTCTCCGCTTCCGGCGGCGATACGGGCTTTTTTGGCGTGAATGTTGGCGTATAATCCTTGTTTCATTGGTTATTTGTATTTGCTGCCGCAGTTCCACCGCTTGAGGCTTGCTGCCTTTCGAGTAGGCCGACCTTTCTCGTCCTTCATTGGCCCCTTCATTCCGCTCATGCGAGCGCAGAACGACTTCTTGCGTCCGGCGTCTGCTTTTGTTTTGGGATTTGGTGCCGGAGCTTTAAGGTTGCTGCCAGTGGCTCGGTTGTATGCGGCGCGGCCTTTTGCTGTCAGACCTGCTCCTTTAGACACAGGTAGCTTTTCGCCGTCGCCAACAGATAGTGATACGGATTTAGGCATCTTGAGGAGGTTGGCTATAGGTTCCGTCTGGGTTGCGAGTTCCGCCAACGTAGACAATGTCCGATTCAGACAACTGAACTGGTTCCATGCCGTCTGGAGGAGTCCACTCAGCGACTCCATCCCAAATAATAACACCCTCAACTACAGACGTTGTTTTGTTCACTAATGCGTATTGATTCATACTAGTAAAAATAAGTGGTCACAATTGCGTATCCAGCGCCTCCTGCGCCTCCTGCGCCAGTGCTAACAAATACCGAGCCAGTAAACTGTACTCCACCACTGCCGCCGCCGCCACCTCCGCCAGCTCCTCCTGCACCTCCTGCACCCGATGTAGTTCCGCTGACTGTGGCAAAAACACTAGCTCCGCCACCTCCGCCAGCTCCGCGAACAATTCCGCCAGTTGCGCCATTTGATGTAGTGTTTGGGCCAAGTCCACCTGAACCTCCTGCGGTTCCAGCCGAGCCTCCCGCTTGGTTTAAGATGTTAATCCTTCCTCCACCGCCTCCATTTGAAACAGCATTTGCAGCCGTCACTCCGCCGCCAGATCCGCCACCTCCTGGCCCAATTGTGCTGCTTGCTGCCGCTACCGCTGGAACTCCAGTGGTTCCAGCACCGCCTAGCGTGCTTGCTGCCGCGCCTGTGTTTCCTCCACTGCTTCCAGCGCCACCAGTTCCTGTTGGGGTAGGTGTAATTGCCGCAGTTAACCCACCGCCGCCATTACCACCGCCTTGAGCATAAGCAAATGTGCCAAAAGAAGTAAAAGTGCCAATACCTCCAGCTCCTCCATTGGAACTTGAGCTGACAAAGTTTACGCCGAGTCCGCCTCCGCCTCCGCCTCCAACAGTAACTGAAACAGTTGCAGGCAATAAATTAGCAGGAAATTCAAATACTCCATGCCCTCCAGATCCGCCACCGCCGCCACCGCAAGTTATTAGTGATCCAAAAGTTGCTGCGCCGCTTCCACCTCCGCCACCACCTCCAAGCAATTCAACTTTTACACGTTTTGCATTTGCTGGCTTTGTCCATGTTCCAGAAGCAGCAAAAGGCTGAATGGCTACGCCAGTAAACTCTACGGCTGAAGCTGCTGTGACTTGGCCAAGACTATTTACTGTTAGGGAAGCAAGTTGAGATGAAGATCCAAATGTTCCAGCAGGATTTGGTGAGAGCGCGGCAATAGACAGCGTCCTGCTGGCTGAAAGATCACCGCCTCCAGTCAACCCTGTGCCAGCAGATACACTGCGTGCCGTAGATACGCCGCCAATGTTGGTCAATGCGGTTTCCGTATTGGCAACATCAGACAAGTTGTTGGCTGAAAGAAGCGCCCCTGCTGCGGTGGTTAGGCCGCCAACATTAAGTGTCCACAGGCTGTATGAGCCAGATCCTGTGTGTTGTGTCACATCCACAACGAGCGTTGTGCCTGAGTAAGTGACCACAAGTCCGTGCATGTGGTTGCTGGCGTCATAAACAATCGTAACGTCCTGCGTTGGAGTGTACGAAAGCCCAGCTTCGACTGTGAATGTTTTTGTGCCGTTCCCGATGGTCTGTGGACTTGTGGATGTAGTAAGATAACTATCACCTCTGTTGCTAATCACAAACTCCGTTGTAGCAAGCTGAGTTGTATTGGTATGAGCAGCAGCCGTTGGTGCTGTAGGCGTGCCAGTAAACGCTGGAGACTCCAATCCTGCTGCTCCAAGTGCTGACAATGCAGATATAGCGTCCGTTGACCCTGTGCCGCCGTGGCTAATAGCAATGATAGCACTAGTGGCCACAGCACCAATAGAGGCAGGCGTAATAGCCGCTAATTGTCCGGTAGTGGCAAGTCCTGACAACGCCACAGTTGTAATGCCGCCGAGATTTGCAAGAGCAGAAACCGCATCAGTTGCTCCCGTGCCGCCGCTAACCACGTTTAACGTGCCGCCAATCGTTATGGTTCCAGACGACGTAATTGGATTGGTTCCGCTCGTTGTAAGTCCAGTTCCAGTTGTGTCTAGCCCTACACTTGAGACTGTTCCGGTGCCAGATGTGGCTGTAGGTGTCCATGCAGTGCCATCCCAGACCAGCGCCTCGCCAGTGGCTGGAGCGTTCATTACTACATTTCTTCCCTGTATTTGATTTGCACTTCCGGTAATAGGCGACCAAGGATATCCACTGGCTGGCGGATTGCCAATGTTGCTATTAACTGATGAAACGTAAGCATTACTGGTTCCGTTTAAAGTTACAACATCACCTGCTGAATATGATTTTGCAGAGTTCCACTTTTGCCCTGCACCAAGTCCGGTTCCCAAAGCAGCAATCTGCTCCGTTACCAAAGCATTAACCTGCGTGCTAGTTAACCCGCCGGAGCCACCACTAGATACTGGAGAAACAGTTATTGTAACGTCAAAATTCCCACTACCAACCGCCTCTGTCACATCTATTTGAAGCGAGCCTCCGCTGTACGAAACAACAGAACCAGTCATGTAATTTGAACTGTCTGCGTAAAGCAAGACCGCTTGCCTTGGAATAAAATCAAGGCCAGTACCAAAAAAGTACTTTGTTCCAACGGAAATTTCTTGAATCTGTCCAGCAGGACTCCATTTAAAAAAAGAACTGTTTTGCTTAACAAACTCAGTGGTTGCTAAGTAGTTGTCGCTCGATCCAAATGATCTAGTCGGCCCTTGTGGCCCATAGCCAGTAAAATATGGATTTGAAAGCGGAGCGCCGCCAATCGCTTCAAGTGTATTTGATGGAAGCTGCGCTGATGTAATGCTTACTTCACCTGGAACCCAAATATCATATCCTGATTGGAACTTTAAAACCTGTCCGTTTTGCGGAACATTTGAAGATAAGCCGTACCCTTTTAACGAAAGCGCATTTGCATCTGCTAATTTCCAAGCAGTTGGATCGTACAAAGGAAAATTAACATTATTATCAATAAGAGAAACGTAAACGCCTGAAGTGTTCTCGTTAGACACTATATCGCCAATCATGTACGTCTTTGATGCAACGTACTTTTGCCCTGCTCCAAGGCCGTTTCCAAGTGCAGCAATCTGAGCGGATGTCAGCGCCTCAACCTGTGCGCTCGTAAGACCACCAGTCTGGGAAGTTGTTGCGTATCCAGACAACGCAGCAGAGGTAATCCCTCCAAGATTAGACAAAGCAGACGGAGCGTCTGTAGCTCCAGTGCCGCCTTTAGAAATTGCGATCACCGCACTCGTAGAGACAGCGCCAATTGAGGCTGGAGTAATTGCAGCAATCTGAGTAGATGCAATTGCACTAACTTGTGCCGTATTAGTAAATCCACTGATCTGATCTGTAGTAGCAAAACCAGATAACTGAGAAGTAAACGCAATTCCAACAATCTGCTGTGTAGTTGCAAATCCAGACAACTGACTTGTGTTTGCAAGGCCGGAGATAGCCGCCGATGTAATGCCGCCAAGTGCAGACAGTGCAGACACAGCGTCAGTTGACCCAGTGCCTCCTTTGCTAATTCCGATAATGCTGCTTGTTGCTACAGCTCCAATAGAAGCTGGTGTAATGGCTGAAATTTGGGCTGACGCGAGCGCCTGTACTTGTGCGCTATTTTGAAAAGCAGCTAACTGCGATGTTACAGCGTATCCGTTTAAGGCTGCGGACGTGATCCCGCCGAGATTACTCAATGCAGATGCAGCGGTGGTTGATCCGGTGCCGCCTAGGCTTAAAGCCAATGGAGCTGCCGTTGTAAGCGCGGCTTGTGCCCCAATGCCAGCAGGCGTTATGGATTGATTACTGGCCGCTGTAATGCGTCCGTAAGCGTCTACGGTCAATGCGGCCACTTGCGTCGAAGATCCGTAAGAGAGAGCAGAGACTCCGGTGGTTGTAAGCGCAATCGTGCCGCTTCCAGTGATTGTGCCGCCAGACAAACCAGCGCCAGCCGTGATTGAAGTTACAGTTCCAGTGCCAGTGACGCTTGTTGGCGTCCACGAGGACGATGTAGCGTTCCACGCCAGCACCTGTCCGTTTGTAGGTGTCGCAACAGCCAACGCCCGTCCGAGAAGCTTCGATACGGTTGGGTTTGGGTAGGTGGATGATAAATCCCCTCCGGCAGGCCCGCTAGGAGCCCCACCACCGCCTCCGCCATTCTGCGCAATCTCGACCAACAGGCCGAGCATGTACTGCCGAAATTTGGCAGTAGAGAGGTTGCTGAGTCCTGCGACCTGTCCGGTCGTGCCCGCGATGCTCTCCAGAGTCTCAAGGACGTACTGGCGAAATTGCGCGGTAGAAAGATTACTAACAATATCTGGAATTGGCATAAGCGTGCGGTTCGATGTGGCGCAACTTGAGAGGGGATGGCCTGTCCATCCCCCCTCCGTGTTACATCACTTCAACTGCGCTTACAGGCCAGTTGCAGATGTCGAGCAAGGCAGCGGCATGCCATCAAATGGGCAACGCTTGTACAGGATCGGCACCACGTTCTGTGGACGAACGGGCTGGATTGCGCGTTGGATCTGATAGATGTGCTGACCGAAGTCACCATACTTATTGCAATCGTTGTCGCGGAAGTACGTCCATTCCAGTTCACCCATCGACAACTGAGGAGCGAATTTGAATGTGCCTTCACCAGCGTACTGTTCGGGCACGAGACGCTTGAACGCATCGCCAGCCACAACGAAAGCGACTTCGTAAGGAGCAACAACCCAAGCTGGATTGCGGCGCTGCGCAAAGCCGTTCGTAACTGCTGTGCTGATGATTGGGTTCACCAGTACGAGGTTGCCGTTTGCATCAAATCCGGTCGCACGCAGCGGCTGCTGGTCGATACCGAATGCAAAGCCACGGTAGCCCTGGAACTGGTAACCGCTGATGGACTCTTCACCGAGCTTGAAGCTACCAGCGGAGAGATACAGCAAGTCTTCCTTAACGTCTGCATCGTTGCGAAGGTTTTCAATCGCGTCAGAAGAAGCCATGACTTGGAAGAATTCGCCGTCGCGTGACGCGAATGGTTCTGCCAGCATTTCTTCGCGGAGGAAGGTTCCAATGCGGTAAAGCGTTTTGAAGTTCAACGGAGCATCAGGAAGGATGTACGTTGCAGGAGAACCCGTGGACACGAATTTCGTGTTCAAAGCCTGCATGTCACCGCTGATGTTGGTGTCGAACGAACGAGTGCTATTAACCGTGTACTTCACACCAGACTGAATGAGGTACTGATAACGGATGTCAGCGTTGATGATCTGAAGGATCGTCTTTTCGAGCGAAACCTGTGCCTGAAGGTACGAGCCCTTGAAGGCAGTACGAGCCTGCTTAACGCAGACGCGAGGTCCAGCGCCGCGCAGAGTCTGCAAGCTGAACGAATACTCGGTCGAGCCAACAACGTCAGGATTTGCGCCAACGCCGCAGGTGGTTGTGTCGTCAACGAAAAGAGGAGCTGCGAGAGCGCCATAGCTGGACACGCCAGCATGAGCGGGCACTGCCATTTCCTCGACAACGCTACGGACAACGTCCGACACGTTAGGGATGGTTCCGCCATCAATGGAGTTAATGTAGGGGCTCTTTCGCGCCAAGACGCGGCCAATCTGGCCAATGATACGGTTTACGTCTTTGGACGCAAAATTTTGAACTGTTGCAATTGGAATACATTCGTTTGCCATACTGTAGAATTTTGAGTTTCTTCCGCGTTGGGCTTTTTACACATTAGCGACAACACGAAAGGTGATCGGCCTTGAATAGGCGGATCGGGTTGTTGTTGTACGCTCCTCGGCACGCTAGAGCTGTTAATGCGACCGAATTTGTGAGCATTTTGGCACCCACTTGCCACTGCCATGCGGAGGCAGCACGCCGAGTTGTTGGGCGTTATATCACAACCAATATTAATTAAAAGAGCTTTTTTAACTTTCAGCCGCCTCTTTCATTTGAGCAAGTTTTCCTTCTCCGTTTGCGTGAAATATTAAGCCTTCGATTCCATTCATAACATCCGTTGAGCCAAGTATTAAATGCTCGTTAACCGGATGCCCAAATGCAACCAATGACTCGGTGTTGAACCGTTTAATCGCCATTCCGGTCATTTCAGAATTTGCGTAAAACAAAAACGCTCTTCCGTCTTGGTTTGTCTGAAGCGTTCCGTTTTTTTGCTCCTGAACGCGCGCCATTTCAGGAGTAAATCCCTTGTTTACAACATCATAGTCACACATCCATCCGCCGTTTGCCGCATGAAGTGCGCACCAGCGATAAATTCTTGCGGTGAGCCTTGGGATTTCCGACGCAAAGTCAGACAATATGTGGCTGCTCATTAACGAGATTGACTGCGCAAGCTTGTTCTTAAGCGTTGAAGCATCTGCGTGCGAGCGATTCAGCATTACCGGAGTCCAGCCATGCTTTTCCCAGCTCGCCTTCCACAGGTTGGCTTTTGCAAATTCCTCAGCCTGACCATTAAATGGCAAGCTTTGATAGTATGCATAAATGTTCATTAGTATGTCTTATATCCAACATGGAACACAGGCAGTCCAATGTCTACGTGTGGCTGGTGTCCGGCGGCTTTTGCTCGACGGCAGAATGAGATGTCCTCGCCTTCGGTAAACCCATTTGGCCGGAAGTAATCGAACGGGATTTGTGGATTCTTTGAGGCCAGTTCTGGATTTTTGCTGCGGATATCATCGAACACCTTCCGATGAATGAGCATGCAGCCTGTTCCGACCCAATCTACGGGAGCGATCCTGTCGTTATACAGTCGTGCATCGGCAGCCAAAGACTGATCACTGCACATGAGTTGACCGCCTTCTTGACGCCCAAAATACGCACCAGCAACAAGCGATTTTCCGGCTCCAACTAAGCGGTGCAGCACATGACGCTGCAACGGCGCATCTGGTATGCTTCTGGCCGATGTTACCCAATTCTTGAGCCACAACGGGCGTCCAATCGACGGGATGATGTCATCGTCGATCATAAACAGCCACCTTGCGTCTGTTTGCAGAAACAAGTCCGCAATTTTATTTCGGCTGTGATAGATCATCGCGTCGCCCATAACCGTGTCGGTTCGGATTTTGTCTTTTCCGAAGTCGAGCATGAGCGCCGAAATCACATCCGATGTGACTGGATTGGTTGTCTTGTACCAGCACTTTCCAACAAAGATGTCGCGCCCGCCAAATTCACAGCGATACGAAGGCATGCCGTCCGAAGATCTGCTTTCAATAATTGGATTTTTGAATTCAGGCTCTGGCTGTTCCACAATTGACTCCTCCGGCACCTCATCTAGCTCATCAAGAGCTTTTGGAGTCCTTTTGCGGACATTTGTGTTGGCTGGTCGTCCTCTGCGCTTTTTTTCAGGCTCCGGTGCCGACTCTGGCCCTGACTCTGGCCGCGACTCTGGCCGCGACTCTGGCCGCGACTCTGGCCGCGACTCTGGCTGTTGCTGTTTCCTGACGCCGAGTCCTTGAATTGGCGCAGGTATTGTTGAGGCGAATGGATTGGATGAGTCGAGCGCAGCAAGAGTGCTTTGCTCCATTGAGCTAATTTTCATGCGTTAAATTCCGGCCTCATCGAGGCCAATATCGATTGCGTCTGAGGATGACATTTTGATCCGATCGGAGATCGAGCTTTGCTTCGGTGAGGTAGTTGTCACGTTTTGACGCGGCACTTTCCCCAAGCCTTTCAACTTGCTTAACTCAGCCGACAACTGTCGGATCTGAGATTCGTGCTGCGCCCGTAGTCTCTGCTCGATTCTGACCTGTTCGGTCAGCACGTGCGAGAATGTGGCAGCGGCAGCGACGGCTGCTCTGTCATTGGCATTTTTAGGCCACAGTGCCGACGAAAACTTATCCTCCAATGCGCGGACAGCGGAGTTATGCTGCTGCATTTTCTGCCACTCTTCCGGCGTGGTCGTGGTAGTAGGCTGCTGATATCGAGCCCAAGGCACGTTTTTTGTCAGATTTTCAACGTAATTGTTGATGTTGCTGGTCTCTTCGACGTACCAAGTTTTTTGTTTTTCTTCGCGTTCAGCAATAAACTGCTCGGCATTTTCTGCCGCATAGGCAATTTCTTCCTGTTGTTTTTGCCTTAAATCTACGACATCGATCAGATTTTTCTTAAGCTTCTCTGAGTCAATGAATGGCAGTTTTGAAATTGCGTTCTGTTGCCACCAGTTTTGGTCAATTTTGTCTGGGCCTCCAGCCGCCTTGATCGATTCGATCACTTTTTCCGACGCACCGTTTTGCGTCATTATTTTGTAGATCGTTTCTTCTGCCGAAGAAATCGGAGCTTCAAACTTTGACTTAAACTCTGGGTCGTTTTTTACATCGAAAATCTGACGAAACCTGCGCAGCTCCTCGTAATCTTCTGGCAGCGTCCTGTTTTGTTCAGTTTGCGCAAGCCGCTGTCTGAGAATCTCAGCCTCAGCGGCCTGCTGCTTGTAAATCGACGCGGCCTCCTGAAGCTTTCTCCAGTTATTTTGATTTCGCTCCGAAAGATTTCGAGGCTGTTCGATGCCTGCAATTTCAGGATCGATCGGAATTTGAGGCACAGCAGGAACCTGTGGCTGTTGTTGAAAAACTGGTTCTTGAGGCGTTGTCTGTAATGCCTCTTTGATTTCTCTCGACACTTCTCTTTGCGGTTCTGGCAAAGAATCACCGCCAGCTTCGTCAAGCAACGAATCAATTTCGGAATCCAAATCCGGCGTGATTGGATCAGCGTTTAACTTTTCCGCTCCGCCATCTGAATTGGCTGCGTTTGGTTCCGGTACGTAGTTCTCTTCTGTTGTATCTATTTCTTCTGACATAATTACATGGATGTAAACTGACCTGCACTAGCGTCATCCGCCTGTTCAGGCGGCGACAAAACGTCGTCTAACTGACGCAGCATGAACTCGCATCCCTCTTTGAACTTTGCCGCCAACGCGACTTCTTCAATTGTGGATGTCGGCAATGCCGCCGGAACTCTCGACCGCAAATAGTCTCTGAGTTTTCCGTCTGTTCGTTGATGATATTCTCGAAGTCTTGATGAATCTGATTGATCCCAATTCATAAATTATCCCGCCGTGACTGGCTTGGGCGGATTTGCAATTTGATTAATGACTGATTGCTGCGATGGAAAAGTGTCCTGCACGGCTTCCACTGTCATGTTCTGTTGCGCCACACTTGGTGGGCGTCCACCAGCGCCTCCGCCTGTTCTGCCACCGCCACCGCTTGGTGGCATTGCTGCCGCAGGCATTCCTGATGGCATTGGTGAATTCTGCTGTCCGGCAAAAAGCTGTGCAACAGCCTGCTTGTACAGGTTTTTGTACTCAGCAATTTTTTGCGCATCCAGCCCCTTTGCCTCGGCTGCCGCAACGTGCTGCTGGAAGTGATTCATGGCCTGCAATAGAGGCGCAATCCCCTCCTGTGGCACGCCGCCAGGCGGAATGTTCGCAATGACTGGCATCAGTTTCTGCGCCATCGTCTCGATGTGAACAATGTCGTTGTCGCGTGGTGACACAGGCACATCCTGACCTGCAATGATCGACTGCAACTCAATGACCTGCTGCCGCGTTGCCTCAATTTGAAGGGCTTCAACCTGATCCTTCGGAAGGATCACCTGATTTGCAATCGTCTGCCCAAGCTTCCGAGACCAATCGAGCTTCATCAGTTCGTCCTGATTGATGTTCGGATTGCCCGTGTAGCGTTGGATGAGGATGTCCAACACCGCAGAGTCCTGCGCCGTTGTGTCGGTCGTCAGTTCCTGCGCTGGACTGTACGCGAGGAGAAGGATGTCAGATGGCGGCAAATTCTTGTCGAGCATCTCAAAGCAGCACGCGATGGCGTCTTCGTCAAGGTGGCCAGGCGTGTTGAACGGCACCATAAACGGTGGCAGATCCATATTCGACTGTTCGAACGCCTCAACAACCTGTTTCCGCGCCCATACGCAATTTGGCTCTGACTGCCGCACCAAGTCCATTTTACCCTTTAGGTCAGCCGCCGCCTTCAAATGTTCAGGATGGCAAATACCACGTTGCATGCGCTCGACACCTTGCGAGAACTGCTTGGAAAACCGCGCCAAGATTCCAGCCCGAAGCTGGTTTTCGATGGCTGCAACGCGGTTGACTTCAGAGGCGGTTTTGCGCTGTTGGGTTTCGACCGGAGACCCTGGCAGGAACGTCCCGACTTGAATCTCGGCAAGCTGCGAAACGAACTGATCTAAGCGCAGGAAATCGTCCACATCTGCCGGAAGCTGCTGCGGAATTACCTCGTAGCCTTCAGAAACAAAGGCCACCGGATGATGCACTGTAAGCGGCGGAACATTTGGCTTCGATGTCGGCCCCTTTTTGAGCAACAGCATGCCCTTCAGGTACGAGTTATCCACGACAAGGTTGCGGGCCTTATCAACGGCAACGTGCGTGTTGTAAAGATCACGGCCAGCGCCTCTAGAACTCATTAGCGAACCCGATCCGACCTCGACACTGAAGAGCGCGATGGTCTCTGCCATCCGGTTGTAGCGATCAACCTGCGTACAAATTTCATCTCCGCTCTTGTCGTCAAAAAGGTAACGCGAGATTTTCCCATGCGGCTCGCGAACAAAGATCTCACCCAACTCCACGTATTTCGCGTCATTTTCGTAGCTTGCACCGTAACTTCCCTCACGAATCCAGTCTTCGTATCGTCGCGCATCGTCGTCCGAGTCGAGCGTGCGGCCAGCAGGAATAGCGTTGTTAATGGCCTTTACGAGGTTATTCACGTGCCATCCAGCAGCCGCCGAAAGCTCGACGTGTTCCAGAATTGGCATCAACTCGGCTATCTGATAGCGTCGTTTTCTTGCCCAGATCGGCGTGTTGTCAGCCACCTGCGGCGTCTCGATAGAGAAGAACGTGTAGTCCTGCCGGAGAAACTCAGGCTTCCAGTCGCGGATGTCATCCCAGACCCAGCCGCAAAAGCCAAAAGTCACGTTTTCATGCACGGTCTGCGACAGTAGGTCATCGAACCCAGCCCAGCCTCTGATGCATTTAGTGATGCAGTCCCGAAAGGTCTTGGTCTTGTGTTCCGCATCGACCGTCTCGATCGGAAACTTAGCAAACGTGAGCGTCGGCGCGGTCTCAACCACCTGTTTAAAAGGCGGCTGAATGCGGGTAATCATCGTAGACAAAAATCCGGTCGGCCTGTTTGACCTCCAATTCTGCCCCATTGATTCCAGCTTCTTAGCGTTGTACGGCGGCTCGTTGTTTAACTTCTTCTGGATGAGCTGATTCTTGCGATTACGCTCAACATTTTGCTGCTTGAGCCTCCGATAGGCACTATGAGCCTGCGCGGCGTCCTTGAACGTCCGGCGCACCTGCAACGTGTCAGGATTAATCGTTTCAAGCGTCCCGTTGTCAGGATCGACAACATCAAGACCCATGATGCGCGGCTTGTCGTAGTTGTCGGCAACGCGAGGCGCTTTGGGCGCAAACTTGTCGGTAATGCGCGGATCGAGAGGTTTGATATTGTCGGTTGCCATATTAAATCTTCACCCAACAGTTATCCGGCAGGCCCGACGACGCATTCAGGCAGTCGCGATCCAAGAACACAGCCGTCCGGTTGTCGTGCCGCATGAGCGAGCAGCCTCCAAGGTTGGCCGAATGGAACACGTCGCGGCCTTGGCGCACAGAGGCCGACAGGCGCTGCGTGGCGTTCACGCACGCGCCACACGCAGACTGCCATGTCGTGTTGAATTTACAGGACGCACATGTTTTAGCGCGTTCTTCTGCAAGTTCATCCGTTACAAGCGGATGCGGCTTTTGCGAATAAAGAATGTTTTTAGCCCAAGTCTGAATGTCATTTAACAGATCCGAAGACGCATTTTGAACGCTTACGGACGTTACCGACACCATATCCACTCCGTGACAAAAGTGGGGCCAGTTGGAGCAAATGTATGAATTTACATCGCCTTCTGCGTCACTGCTTTCCAAGTGGTTTTCGGCGCGATACGCCTCAACATTTTGGATAAGGTTTTCATGGGAATGACCAGTGATTTTGACATCACTTTGGTAGTAATGCCACCCACCAGGCGGAATCATCCCTAGAATTGGTTTTGCCATAACGCTGAGATTAATTCTATCTCAGCGTCTTATTATTACAAAACAAATTCGTGGTGGCACTTTGGACAAATAGCCGTATCGCTGTCAGGCTTTTTGACGTTTTCGTCAGGTATTTCAACAGGATCGTCCGGCGATCCTATCATTTCGTCAATCTGCTCTTTAGTAAACCCAAGCAGTCCGATATCAAAGTCCTCGTCCTTCAAGTTATCAATCTCGGCTGACAGCATGTCCCAATCCCATGTCGCCATTGACGCGAGCTGGTTGTCGGCGATCACATACGCCTTTTGCTGGGCTTTGCTGAGGTTAGACAGCCGAATGCACGGAACGGTGGTGTAATGCAGCCTCTTGGCGGCTTCTACGCGCCCGTGGCCTGCGATAATGATGCCTTCATCGTCGATCATCACCGGAGCTGTAAACCCAAAGCTCTTGATGGATTTCATCAGCGCAGCAATCTGCTCCTCGCCGTGTTGGCGGGCGTTGCCTTTGTAGCCCTGCAAATCTGCGACGGGCATGTAGATAACTTTATGGTCTGGATCTTTCATTGGGTTTTCTATCATACAGACGAATGTGTCCGGCGCAAATAGGGACTGTTTTACCATCAGGCAAACACCCCTTCCCGTCGGTTAG